TGCCAGCCGTAGGACTGGCCGCAAGTTTGCTTGCCGTCGCCAGGATGATGGCATCCGCATCTGGAGGATCTCCTGAATCATGGAGCTTCGTGATTATCAGCAGTCATCGATTGATGGGATCAGAGATAGCTTTCGCAAGGGTAACAGGCGCGTGCTGCTGGTGCTTCCGACAGGGGGCGGAAAGACCGTATGCTTCAGCTACATCGCAGCCGGCGTAGCCAAGAACCAGAAGCGCGTCCTGATCATCGCTCACAGGCGAGAGCTATTGAAGCAGATCAGCAACGCCCTGAAGATGGTCGGCGTCCACCATGCGGTGATGACTGGCGGGTACATAGGGATCCCGACCGCGCCCGTGGTGGTGGCCAGCGTCTTTACTCTGGCGAAAAGGGTGCATCGTTTCCCGGCCCCAGACCTGGTGATCGGAGACGAGGCTCATCACTTCACGCCTGACAGTAGCTGGGGCAAGGTCGTGCAGTCCTTCCCTAACGCCAGAGTTCTGGGGGTGACGGCCACGCCCGAACGCTTAGACGGCAAAGGCCTCGGCCTGATGTTCGATGACATGGTTCAAGGTCCAAGCGTTGCCGAACTCACTGAGCTTGGGTTCCTGTCCCCGGTAGATGTGTACGCGCCGAGTAAGCCAGACCTTACGGCCGCGCGCACTAGGGTCGGAGACTGGGTGGTCAGAGATCTTGAGAGCGCGATGGACAAGCCGTCGATCACGGGCAACGCCGTCACCCACTATCGCAGGCTGGCAGATGGCAAGCGCGCGATCGCGTTCTGCGTCTCGGTCAAGCATGCGAAGGAAGTCGCGAGGGAGTTCAGCATGGCTGGCTACCGATCCCACCATGTGGACGGCGGCATGAAGGAAGCTGAACGCGACAGCGTCCTCAAGAGATTTGAGTTGGGAGAGATTCAGATTCTGACCAGCTGCGACCTAGTGAGCGAGGGGTTCGATCTGCCGGCTGTCGAGGTGGCCATCATGCTGCGGCCCACGAAGTCGCTGTCCCTCTACCTGCAGCAGGCTGGCCGATCGATCCGCATATCTCCAGGCAAGGAGAAGACGGTCATCCTCGACCACGCCGGGAACACGGCAGTGCATGGGTTCATAGATGAGCCTCGAGACTGGGCGTTATCGATCGGCAACGCCCGAGAGAAGCAAGAGGGCGCGGCTGTACCCACAGTTCGAACCTGCCCGGATTGCTTTGCGGTTCACCGGCCCATGATGATGTGTCCCAAGTGCGGCTATGAGTACAAGGCTGCCGGTCGTGTGGTTCACCAGGTCAAGGGCGAACTGGTGCAAGTCAGCAAGTCTGACGAAGCCAAGGCTGCAATGTCTGAGTCGGATGTCATCCGTCGCTTCAATGTGCTGACGGCTATCGGTCGCAGTCGGAAGTACGACAAGCCACAGCAGTGGGCGTTCAATGTAATCTGCGGGCAGGAGGCAGCGCGCTTGGCGAAGCAGCGAGACGCAGTCAATCATCGTATGATCAATGGCCTTACCGCCAATGAGAGGAACGCCATATGGACCCAGACGATCGGGAAGAGTCAGAGTTCCGCAAGTTCATCGTCCCGGTGGCGTTAATCAAGGCGCTCTCTGAGGTCATGCTCAGTGTCATTGATGGTTGGTATGAAGAGCAGGGCGATGGAGATATCGATATCGGCTACTGCCAAGCCGTGATGCTGGCCGCGACGGCGCAGAGCATTGAGACTATGACGTTTGGGGAATGCAACGGGACGCTTCAGTGAAGGAACCAGTCAGTGGCACATGAGGAGGCGGCGCTCCAGCAGCAGATCCGCCTAGCTCTCGGGATGCGAGATGACATCATGATGTTCCGCATCAACGTCGGGAAGTTCAGGCCAATCGATGGGGCGCAGGGGCGCGTGATCCAGTCGGCACCTGAAGGTACGCCCGATCTGCTGGGCGTCATCAAGCGGGGCGAGATCGGCCAAGCCTTCGGCATCGAGGTCAAGTCGATACGAGGTAAGCAGCGTGACGCACAGCGTGCGTTCCAGGGTGCGTGGGAAAAACGGGGCGGCATCTACATCCTCGCCCGCTCTCTTGATGATGTTTACCGGGGGCTTGACATAGCACGCTGACTGCGTGCAACATACATACATAAGCGCACGAGGCGCATACAAAACCGGAGAAACAAATGACTATCATCACGGTGCGCGACGAGGCGCATTGGCATACGCTGCGCGCCATGCACATCGGCGGCAGCGATACTGCCGCCCTGTTTGGACTGTCGCCCTACAAGAGTAAGTGGCAGCTGTGGATGGAGAAGGCTGGCAAGCTGCCACCCGAAGACCTCAGCGACAACATGGCTGTTCAGGCCGGCAAGTTCCTCGAGGCTGGCATCGCCAACTGGGCGGCGTCCAAGTGGGGCATGACCATCTCCAAGGTCGAGGAGTACCACGCAGCCGGCGACGTGATCGGCATGGGTGCCACTCTGGATTACGCCGACGACAAGGGTCGGCCGGTGGAGATCAAGTGGTCCGCCAGAGGGACGGGCTGGGAGTACTCCGGCGAAGACATCACCCAAGCTCCGGACAACTATCTGCTGCAGTGTCAGCACCAGATGGCTTGCTATGGCGGGGACGCGGCGTGGCTCATTGCCCTGATCGATAACGAACCCCGCCGGCTGTTGGTCCCCCGCAGCGAGGAGATCATTGAATCCATCAAGTCCTCATGCGTGGAGTTCTGGTTCAGCATCCAAGGCGGCACGCCTCCTGATCCAGACTTCAGCATGGACAGCGGTGCGATATCTCGGATGATCGGGCAGATACCCATCACCGATGTTTCCCTTGGGGCCGAGAATGAGGAGCTCTTCAATCGGTACATCAAGGCGGCTGAGGCTGAGAAGGCTGCGTCTGCCGAGAAGGATGCCACGAAGGCAGAGCTTCTGCTCAAGGCCAGCGAGGCTATGGCTCTCCTCAACACGTCGTCCGACAAGGCCGTGGTCCGCTGCGGCGAACGCAAGATGTCGATATCCAAGGTGGCCGACAACCCAGGCAAGGCGGTCACGCAGGACATGGTCGGCACGATGGTCGGTGCCCGCAAGGGATACCAGACGGTGAGGATTAGTTAATGAAAGAGACTGTCAATGTTCGCTTGGGTAAGGCGCACGTGGATCGCGTTCGATCCGCCGCCGCCAAGCACACGCTCAAGCCAACGCTGCGTGCAGCGATTGAGCGCGGCACTGAATTGGTGATCAAGGAAATGGAAGAGGAGAAGCAGAATGACTAACGCCGTAGCGCTGCAGCCGGCCAAGCCTATGGATCGGTTCCGTCAGGATCTGACCCTGCGCGAGGGCATGATCCGCTCACTGCTGCCGAGCAACGTAACCTTCGACAAGTTCATGGCTGCCGTCGTCGCCGCCGTGGGCAACAACCCGGCGCTGCTCGAGTGCGATCGTGGGTCGTTGGTCAAGGCCTGCATCCAGGCTGCCGAGCTTGGCCTGTCCCTCAACCTGACGATGGGCGAGTGCGACATCCTTAAGGTCTACGACCGGCAGAAGGGCAGCGTCGCCCAGTTCCGGCCGCGCTACATGGGCCTGATGAAGCTGGCCCGACAGTCGGGTGAGGTGCTGAAGATCGAGGCAGAGATCGTTCGTGAGAACGACGAGTTCCTGTTTCAGAAGGGCGACGAACCCAGGCTCGAGCATCGCATCAAGCTGGGTGGTCGTGGCCCTATGGTCGGCGCCTACTGCATCTGGACCCTGAAGAACGGGGAGAAGCAGTTCGAAGTTATGGATCGTGACCAGATCATCGGGATCCGCGATCGCTCTTCAGCCAAGACGAAGGAGGGCAAGATCGTTGGACCTTGGGCCACCGACGAGGAAGAGATGTGGCGGAAGACGGTGGTGCGCAGGGCGTCGAAGTACATGCCCCGGTCCCTTGAGGGTCTGGCGAATGCGGTGGCGGTAGACAACCTGCACGAGGCTGGCCGTGATGTTGAGATCGACAACGGCCAGGTCATCGACATCACCGAGGACGGAGAGTGGTCCGAGGCACCGGCTCCCAAGGAAGCGACCAGTCAGGTCAACGACCTCGCAGCCAAGGTCAAGTCGGCTACGCAGAAGACCGCGTGGGCGCCTGAGATCCTCGAGGTTGGCATTGATGATGACGGCCTGTCCGACTGGAAGACGTGGTGTGAAGACGCCATCGCCGTGGTCACGAAGCTAGGCCCCGAACAGAAGATGGCATGGATGAAGATGCACAGCGGCGTTCTGGGCGAGGCCGAGATGATGGCACCCAACGACACCAGCAAACTGATGGGAGTTCTCGAATGACGGAGGAACAGGAGATCCGAGCGATCGCGCTCGAGCAAGCGATCAAGTCGATGAATTTAATCCGCGACAACCCAAACTATTGGTCACGCGGCGTCATAGATACGGCCGTGACGTTTGAACTGTATATCAAAGAAGGATTTCGTCTCGATGAGTAAGAAATACGATCTGTCGGTCAAGACCGGCGAGTACACCGACTCCAGCGGTGCCACCAAGGGCCGCTATCAAAACGTGGGCGTGATGATGGAGGGGCAGAACGGCCCGTACATCCTGCTGAACCGGACGTTCAATCCGGCCGGCGTCCCTGGCCAAGCCGATCGTGAGAGCATCATCATCTCGATGTTCGAACCGCGCGATGACAACGCTCGCGCACCGGCACCGGCACCAGCGCCGCAGCGTCAGGCTCAGAGCCAAAGCAGCCTGCCGCCTGACGACGGGATCCCGTTCTAGGTAACGGTGGCGGGGGCCTAGCGCCCCCGCTCTTCCTTCTCCACGCGGTTATATACGGTGTTGAACCGGGTATAGACCTTGCCCTGCAGTTCGTTCAGCCTATCCATCTGGTCCTGCTGCTGTTCGCTGTCACCGCTCCGGCTCATGATGAGCTTCTTTCTTTTGGTAATCTCCCGCATGCGTGATTCGGCCTGCCTCTTCGCAGCCATCACGGCTGGGTCGGTTTCCACCGGAAACTTTTTCCGTAAAGCCTGGCGCTCAACGCTCTTTGAATCTTTCAGCTGGGCCTCAACGGTCGAAATCTTAGGGACGCGATCATAATAATCGCCAAGATCCGCAAACTTATTGGGTTCACCCAGTACCTTGCGCAGGATCGGAACGTCTCTGACCTCAACCTCTTTACCAGTGGCTCCCTTCGTACCGAGATCGACCAGATCGAAAGCCACCTTGCCGGCCCCACCAATCGCTTGATTGACCAGGTACTCAATGCCCTCGGCCGAGAAATTAATATTACCCTTCACCTTGCCGACGCCACCCGTGACGCTGTTAAGCCACTCGGCCACGGCCTTGTACCCCTCAGGCGTGGAATACCTGGCAACGCTGGACAAGGATTGCTCCTTGTCGAACGGCTCGTTGTAGATGGATCCGCCGAAGAAATTCTCATTGATCGCCAGATCAGCGAGCGGCTTAAGGGCGGTCGGCACGAGGTTGGCAGCAACGCCGAATATAGATCCGCCGCCCGTTGAGATGGGAGAGAAGTTGCCCATCAAACTGCCGAACATGTTTGCGGCAAATTCACCGACATCCTTTTTACCGGAAATCATCTCAGCCACATTGGCTCCAAGGTTATGGAAAACCGAGTAGCCATAGGGCAGCGGGATCTTGATGTAGTTTTTTCCATCCGGATTCATGAAGATCATGTTGCGATCTTTTTCGTACTTCGGGATCTTGTCGTAGAAAGATTTACCGTCGTCGTCATCGTCCGACATCCCGGCGCCCAACACGGCCTGAAGAAAACCAAGAGCAGTGATGCCGAGCGTCAGCTTCTGAGCGCCCGTGAGGCCATTCTTGAGTGGGTTCTGAGTCAAAGACCGAAGCAGTTGAACATTGCCCTGGACCGTCGAGTTGGCAAACGCATACAGGGCATTGAAGGTGGGACCGGCCTCACCCTTGCGGTTGAAATCCACTGTTACGTTGCGTGCCATGTTGGCAGCCTCGTCGCGAGCCATCCTTTCAGCCTCTGCCGGCGCAACACCAGAAGACAGATAGCTCTGTTGAAGAGCCTCGAGCGCGTTCTTATAAACGGCTAGGCGCGTGGTGTTTTCAAAGATGGAGTTGAAATTCTCCACCGCATCCTTGACCGACTTCAATCCATCAAGCGTGCTGTACCAGGCTTTCTTCCCACCCTTGGCGTTGGCCTTCTCAAGGGCATTCTCAATCTTAGAGAACTGCTCTTCGGGGGTTTCACTCATGATCCAGCCAGTCAGCGCGCCATCTTCCTTGGCCTGCTGGAGGAGGTCCATCATCTTCTGCTGCTGAGGCGTCTTTGACGCTTGATTGTATGTGGCCTTGAACAGGGATTTAAAGTTACGCGGATCCGCGACATCCTTGAGGAAGCCCTTGAGGATTTTCTCTCCGACGATCCGTCCATCCACCCGATCCTGCTCAGCCAGGATATTGAAGACCGCAGCCTCGGCATCCCGGAAGGCATTGGTCACGAAGAACTCGGGGTTCAACGTCGTGTGCAGGCGCGACAGCGTCTTGGTTGCCACGCCGATCGTGTTGCCAAGGAACTTGTTGATAGCCCCGTAGTCTTTTGCGCTGCCATTCGTGAGGGCGCGGAGCAGAAGCGGGTCGGTGATCCTGATATAAGAGGCCTTCCCGTTCTCCTTTACGGTGAGAAACTCTTCTGACTTCATACCCGCAGGGATAGCGGAGAAGACCTGCCAGGCGTTGGACTTGTATTTTTCGGCAATATTGTTTTTGAACGATTGGCCAACCCGGTTGCGCTCACCGCGAACGATGACGCCCTTCGCATCGCTCATGAGGGTTGCCAATGGGCTGAAGGGAAGGGTCGATCTACCCCTTGCTACCTTGGCTTCCTTGGCTGTGATTGAGAACCCTTTGCCAGTAGGGGTGGTCGTGGGTGTGACTTCGCCCGATGTGGACATGTCGCCGCCCAGAGAAACGCCCTTGAGCGGCATATAGTGCGGCTCATTTGCAAGCCAATCGTCAGCTTGTTTCTGAGATAGCAGCCCGTATTCAACCTGCGTCTTGAGCTTTTCACGGCGCAAATTATCAACCAGCTTCCCCAGCCGCTGCAGTTTAGGTAGGCGCCCGCTGGTCAACAGGTTGTTCAAAATGTCCTGAGCTTCCGCATTCGTGAGGCCAGATCCGCCGTCAGGAATGTTGGGATCGCGCGCAGCAATCATGGCATTACGGCCAAACGCAGCCATAGCCAGGAGATAAAGATCCGCCTCGTTCTCAGTGATGTCCTCATCAATCATGAGCTTGATGATTTTGTCTTCGTGATCCCGCTCAAGGTTACTGATGCGCGCATCAGCGCGGCCTTCGAACAGCGCGGCCTTCTCCGTTGGGCGCTCAGAACGCGGGATCATCTTGCCTGTAGCGGATTCAATCTCTTCCTCAACATAGCTCAGCCGCCTCATCTTATTGACGAACCGGCGTCTTTGTTTGTCTAGGCGCGTTTCTTGGCCAAGGGGGATGTCGATCTGCGGCGGCGCCTGAGGACCGGGCGCAGCTTGGCCGGTGCCTGTGGGTGGCGTGCCTGTCGGAGGCGTGGGCGGCTGCTGCCGCTGTTCGTCAATGAACTCCGAACCAGGATCAAAAGTGCCACGGTTCCCGATGGCAGACTTAATTTGAGCAGGGTCGAAGGCAACAAATTCCGTGCCAGCACCAGGATCGTTAGGGTCAAAAGCAATTACACCGTCGTAGCCCTTACTCTTCAGCCACGCCGTTTGTTCAGACGGAAGTCTCCACGACCTCTCTTTCGGACTGGGTGCATCTGCGGCGTTAAGAGCCCTGTCCATAGAAGTGCCACTCATGCCGCGAACAATGAACGGGTTCTTCATAGACACATGGACAGGCACAACATTGGCGCCCTCTTCCGTGCCAGCATACCCACTCGCGGCTCTTTTACCGGGGGTTAAATAAATACCCTTACCAAACCAACCCGTGTCGGTGTTGTCTTCGCCCGAGCCGGCATCGGTTCGGCGTTTAGCGTTAAGATTAAACGAAGAGATATCCCGATCGGTGCCGTGATACAGAACCTGCGGAACCAGAGGATGGTTTCCATCCAAGAACGCCGCCAAGTTCTTTTCGCGCTGTTCGTCAATGGACACTTCGGGGGCGGCGTCACCAACCTGCTGATCAGAGGTGAGATCCCCTGCATATTTATTTAAAATCCCAAGAGCCTCTTGCCGCTCTCTCGGCATAGTGACAGCCTCGGCTATCTCTTTGCGGGCGGCTGCCTTTGCGGGCATGAGTTCTTCGCTGATTTCGATTAGGCGACGAAGGGCATTCGAGTCCTTCTCGTTGAAGCCCAGCATCTTTCCGATCAGGCTTACGAACTTAGTGAATGCATTGTCTGAACCCTTGATGGGGATTGCTTTCAGAACAGATTGCATCTCGTAGTCAGTGAGGCCCCAAGAGACGAGTTCCCTTTCGTTTTCAAGGGCGTTCGTGCGTGAATCAAGATATTTAGCTATGTCCCCGATTTCGCCGCCATTTTTAATCAAGGTTTTTATGCCAACCTTTACCTCGCGGTAAAGTTCAACCAATTCTTTGGAAGCTTTTTCAACACGGCTTCCTTTGGGAAGCTTTCTAGCCTCGTTCATCCTAAGGGTAGCGCTTGTTACCGCGTGAATAGCTTCATGGATCACCACCTTTTCGTTGATCGCTATCCTTGGTGCAAGGATTAGTGGTTTTCCACGAACGGCAACATCCGCCTGACTGAACCCAATATCCGTATTACCTGTTGGGATGTTCACACCGCCAACACCGAGTGGTGACATGACATCGCTAATACGGCGTTCAGCCCTAGGATCAATGCCGTTGGGTTCTCCGACAACCGAGAACGTAAACTTCATCCCAGCACGGCTGAAGGCATCAAGCATGCCGGAAACACGATTGCCCAATTGTTTGTAAAGTTCAGACTTTGACCCTGAAGTGATTTGACGAACAGCACCGGCAAGGGTCTTGCCCACCAGCTCTTTAGCTAGGGCTGGATTGTAAGTACTAAGTTCTTCGGCAAGCTCAGGGGTAAAGACTTGAGGCCCCTCGTTAGGGGCATCTTCTGGGGCCGCACCAGATTGCCGGCCAAGAAGTTTGATGGGCGCAGACTCCAGTGCCGGTGCCGTCTCTGGGGCAGCGATAGGCGGCACAGGCTCAGGCGCAGCAATAGCAGGCGCTGAGGCAGGGGGTGGCGAAGGCGGTGGCGGTGGCGGCGGCGCCGCAGGTGCAGGCGTAGGCGCAGCTACCTCGACCTCAGGGATCTTGGTGACGGGTGCGGGGGCAGGAATTGAGTACGCCTGCAGACGCAAAGGTTCAGACGGATTTGCACCAGCCCTGATATTGTTCTTAATGTCGGCCCGAATCTGCGCGCCGATCGCTTCAATCTCGGTGGGGTTCGACAG